CCCCTTTCCAAACGCATATCCAGATGAAGGAGTCGAGAATGAAGTCAAACGCCGTGCCCGAAGGGGCGAAACGTCTGATCGATCCACTGCTTCTGCAGTGGGAGGTCTACCCGTACCAATGGGTGGATCTCTTCCCTATCAACTTCTATGGATTCCGTGTCAGCCGGTGCCGAACGTCGCCTAAAACCCGACGCGCGGTGCTCCGGTATCAACGGATGCGTTCTTGAAGGGGCTCCCTTTCACCACCCGTGCAATGCCCGTGAGGGCACGCACAGTTAGCCTAAGCCTGTGAAGGCTCGGCTGCCCACCTATGGAGGTTGCCATGCTCGAAAAGCTCGAACGAGAACTCCTGGAGTCCGAATTGCATGCTCTTATGAGCAAGCTTCGGGAACAGGGGATTGAGTTCCCCGAACTGACTGATGATCAGATCAAAAGTCTGGACATCAAGTCGCTCCGCGATGTTTCACGTCGGCTCGAGAAGCTGGCGCGTACCCCCGGTGGGAGGTGATGGCATTTCTGCCGTCACAATCATATGACTGTGGGATCTAAATCCACTGACTTGACCTACCCTTACGGGAACGGTCTCGCAGGGACCAGGTTTTCCAAGACCTGGTCTGGTGGGGACTATCCGAAGGTCGCTACGCAGAAGGGGAGCCCAAAAGCCCCCCCGAAGCGTGTGCCCGGATATGTTACTTCTCTGATTCGTGACCTGCCCGATGGTAAATGGGTGAAGATCGGAAAAGAGTATAGTGTTCCTGCTCGTCGTGTACGCCCACCAAAGCGCGCACGGCAAGAAGAACACCCCTACGACTGCACTGTGAACCACCAGGTATTCCCTGGTAGTGGTGAGCTGTTTACGCCCACCACGGGTCTCTGGAGTCCGTTAGCAACGGACACAGGTACGGCCCCCGTTCCAGGCATCACGAGTGCGTGGACCGCGAACGACGATATAGCCCTCCTCGGGAAACTGAGAGAGAAGGTTGTCGGTAGCGGTTTTAACCTCGGCGTCTTTCTTGCCGAAGGTCGACAGAGCCTTGGGATGGTCGCTTCTGCGGCGTCCCGTATTTATGGAGCTGTCAACGCTGCGCATCGTGGTAACTTCGGCCGCGCGGCCCACATCCTCACGGATGGTACTGAGCGCGAAATCCTGCGGAAACGCAGGGCAGTTGCTACTAACTGGCTGGAGTTGCAGTATGGATGGCTGCCGCTCATTAACGACGCATACGAGGGTGCAACATTCCTCGCAGACCTGCTTAACGTACCGATGCAGCAGCGGTACGTGGCACGTCGACGCGTCCCCGTTAGCATAAGACCGTCGTCTCCGAACTGGAGATATTCCAGCTCGTCGGCGGTCGAGCGCGGGCAGATCATAGCCTTTCTTAAACAGAAGGACACGGTCCTACTGTCCGGTCTAACCGACCCGGCCAGTATCGTGTGGGAGAAGATCCCCTATAGTTTCGTTGTCGACTGGTTTATACCGATAGGCAACTACCTGGCAGCCCATGCGCTCGCGAGAGCGCTAGTCGGCACGTTCGTGACTACTCGCACTTCTGTGTATCTTGCAGAAGGGCTCGTTGCGACGGGTGCTTGGACAGGCTTAGTGCGAGGCGACCTGGCCGGATTTTATTGGTTCCGGATGGTCACGTCACGCTCGGTCTCGACAACACTCAAGGTCCCCCTCCCTACGACTAAGCCACTCTCCAAGGTGGCCTCGTGGAGGCATTGTGCCAATGCAGTCGCATTGCTGACAACTGCTCGGGCCGGTTCTAAGCTCCAAGACCTATGGTCAAGGGCTAATGCCGGCAATTCGGTGATCAAGGACGCCCTCCGTGGGCGACGCATCGAGTACACCGAGTAACTTCCTCAACTCCTTTCGATTGAAAAAACGATGTCGCAAATTGCAAACATCACCGTCTATGACGGAGCAGCAACCCCCGTCTCGCACACCCTGGTCGCGATGAGTGTTACCCGTGAGAAGAACAAAATCACGGCACAGTGGCAAGAGCAAATTGCATCGCTCCCCACTGAAGCACAAGTCCGCGCCACCGCTACAGTTGAAAAGCTGAAGTCGGGCGTGACGAAGGTCGAGCTGCGAGTGGAAGTTCCCGTAATGGAATCCGTGTCCGGCAACAATGCGGCGGGTTACACCGCTGCGCCGAAGGTGGCGTATATCGACACCTTCATCGAGTCGGGGTATTATCACCCGCGCTCAAACACGGCCGGTCGGCGCCTCGTGCGTCAACTTGGCCTCAACCTGGGTGGTAACATCTCCACCTCGGTTGCGCCGGCAACGACGGGACCGATCCCGGAATTGTTCGACATGCTGGTGTCGCCTACCTAAGGCGACTAAGCGCGGTTGAAACCCGCGCCCACATTATGACCAGCAATCCATCTCCCAATTTTTCCTAATTCAGGAGGCTATATGCGTGACTTTTCACGCTGGGATCAAACAGTTTCGACAGAGAGGTCTAATGAACTCCTTTGGGAACTCGCATCATGGCACCTCGCGCAGATCACTGAAGATGCTGCGGCAGAAAGGGAGCACCTCCGCGATTTTATTGGTCGCGGTGATTTTCTTTCTGTGTGTGACTTTCGCTTTCCTTATGAAAGGCTCGCCCCTCTAGACGCGTATCATCTACGGCAGGTCCAAGCGTTTTACAACAAACGCGCGGACATTGACGTAGGCGTCGACAAGGAGGCGGCCGCCTTCGGGAAGTTCGAGGAAGCCGAGCGGCTTTGCGCCGAGACGAACTCCATCCTGAAAATGTGGTCTTCCGGGAAATTTCAGTTTCTCCGGGACGTGGAACAGGTACTTCACCTGGCCCAACGTAAAATAGCCACACTACTAGGCGATGGGGTGCCCGCGCTCAGCGAATTACATATCCGCTTCGGCCCTGGTGCAACCACGCAAGTACAAAAAAGAACGGCGTCGGCTCGTGAGAAATTGAGCCAGACGTTCGCTTGTAGCGAGGATCTTCTCCCGGTAATTAGTTATTGCTTGGAGGAGATGCCTGGTTGGCTGCCTGGTGAGGCAGCCGACAAGGCCCTGGTACCCGTCGAGATTCATCGCGGGCGCCTCAGCTTCGTACCGAAGACGCTGAAGACAGATCGCTCGATTGCCGTTGAGCCGAGCCTGAACACCATGTTCCAGGCAGGTATCGGTAGTCACCTTGCCGGTCTGTTACGACGCGTTGGGGTGGACATCCGAGACCAGACGCGAAATCAGCGTTTGGCCAAGGAAGGTTCCTTTACCGGGGCTTTAGCAACCCTGGACCTAAGTAGCGCTAGTGACACAGTCGCACGAGAGCTGGTTTTTCACCTGCTGCCAGTCGACTGGGCCCTCACCCTTGACCTTTTCCGAACCGGAGAAGTAGAGTATAAAGGCCGTGTCATCAAGCTCCAGAAGTTTTCCA